ATAGTACCAATTTGATCGATACCAAAGTCAACTGAGGCTTGGTCAATAACACAGTTGTGTAGCAACACAGTTGTGTCGTCAAACACAATAATCAAGCCAAAACGTAGCAATTGATTTCTGTTACTCTGTGTTAGACGGACTTGAGCTGAAGGAACAGTAGTGCCGTTTGGCGCGGCTGTTTCGGTGTATGCTTGTCCAGCTGTAGTTGTAAGAGCGGAAGCACTGCTCAAGTCTACGTTGGTATAACCAAACATAGCATTCCACAGGCAGGCTTCTTCGGGTCGCACAAAGTCACCAATGTCAAGACCAGCAGCTACTGCTCCGCCTTCAAACATCTTGGGACGTACATAGGTAGAAATACTCCAATCACCTGCTTCTAGAGCAGTTGCAAAGCTTCTCTGGCCGCGGCTAGGTGTGCTGCCAGCCTCATTTAAAGTAACTGTATCTAGAGTGGTATTTTGGCTAAAGCTCATACCGTCTAGAGGTTGTAGTTCGAATGTGTCAGCGGCAGAGCGGGCTGTAGCTGGGGCGATTCTGTTGTTTCCGTCTAGTGCTGTAGTAAAGAATACTCTAGCACCTCTAATTAGATTAACTGCCATAATTTTTCCTTTAAGGCTATGTGTTGTTGTCACCTTAACTAGACATTTATCTGTTGTTGATGACTAGAACACTGATTCTACATGACCTGGTACCGGACTTGTAGATTTATTTCTCCGACTGCGTACGGAGCAAGCAAACCCTCGTCTGTGGTTATGCTGGTTATCAAGATCTCTGTGGTTTCAAGTCCGGCAGCTTCGTCATAAACCAATACTCGGTTGCTGTCCACGCAGAGCTCTACATCTTCTAATAGAGCTTCCAACTGTTCTTGGCTATCGTCGCCTTTGCAGTACAGTTTGATTGCAATCCCCAAGTATCCCCAGGTAAAGTCGCTGGGAAGGTATTCCCGCATCTCACTTCCGGGGGTTACGTAGACCGAGGGAAAGTTGTTCGTCTCGTCCCAGAATACCAGTTTGGGGTATGCGCAATCATTAAGATTTGTCTTGTAGGGGCCCGTTCCGTTTATGGTTTTCAACTTCTCACACAGGGCTTTTACTATTGAAGTTCTCTTAGACATTGACGGCCCTCAATTGATTGGTTACCATGGTTTGGGCGATTTCCCTGATTGATTTAGAGATCAGGGTTTTAGGATCGCGGGAACGAGGATATTGTTGGCGACCGCCTTGTGAGAAGGTTGCGTATGGGTTTTTCATGTAACTGTAGAAAGCTGTTATCATGCCCTGACGGCTCTCACTCAGTCGTTCTACTTTTACTGAGTTAGCAAACCTGCCGGTGCGATAGTTCAATACGTCTGTTCGATTTCCGGTGCCCATGTTTTTCTTGATTTGATCGTGTAAGTCACTGTTGATCAACATCATAAGTGAATTTAGGTTAGTTAAGGTTTTATTCTCCAGCCCTAACAAGGATGTAGGGACCTGTATTTTTTTTGAACTCTTTATCTTTGCTTTAAGACTTTTGAGTTTTGCTATATCGGCTTTATTGGATTTGTTGACCACCTTTAAAGGCCTGTCTGCTACTTTTCTTTTAGGTAGACTATAAGTAGTATTTGCAGATTTTCCAGTTTTTAAAATAGATACCAATTCTTGTGTTAATATTTCTAAATATGAAGGAGAGCCTTTGGACTCCAACAGTTTTCTACCCAGTCTTGGAGATCCTGATAATATATTTTCTAATTCTTTTCCAGAAGCTGAAAAAACTTTTCTCAGTTCATTTGCGATCGGTAAACTAGAAGACCCTGATTCTAGGTTATCAGTTTTTAATTGAATCTCTACTAAGTATTTATATGGATTCTTTACATAAGACGCGTATAGTTGTTGTCCTACTTTTCCATATAAATTTGATGATTCTATATCGTCTTTTTCTAGTTTAGCAATGTATCTGTCTAGAACTTGTAATAATAAGGTTTTTTGGTCTTGTGCAAACTCAGATGCTTTAATTAATTCATCTCTTACTGCTTTTGCACTATTAGTTGCAATAGATATTACGTGACCTTTGTGTAATAAGGAACCAAACCCAAAAGAAGCAGCAGCTTTTTCTGCTTTTGTTATATCTTGCTGTTTATCCGCGGCTCTAGTATACTTATTCTTTTCGATCTCTTTAAGTTTATTGTCTAGGTATTTCTGTCCTGCTATTTGGTAACCTTCTTTTACACCATCTAATTCATCAAAAACTGAAGTTACATAGTTTGTTATGCTGTCAAATCCAATTGATTCAAAAAATAAAGCCCCAGATCTACCGTATCTAACAACTTTTGCAGGTATATCTAATTTACCTGCTTGAGCAATATCTCTTAATACTCTTTTAGCAACAGAACTGGATAGTTTTTTATTAGTTACGGTTGCATACATCCTTTTAACATCAGCAATACTTAGAATAAAATCTGTTTTTGCTGCTTGCTGCTCCCTAGTACGTATATCTTTTGCTGTACTGTTAATTATGTTTTTGTCAAGCTTCTTCAACCAGTCTTTAAATATGTAGCTCTGGGTTACTTCTTGAAACTCTTTTATACTCATATCAGTTGTAGTTCAAAACATAGAGGTCCAGGACCCGTTTAATATGCCCAGGCAGGTTGCTCTGGTTGAGGTACTGAACCTGAGCGTTTCCTGTGGTAACCGCAATTTGACTCTGTACAGCACCCTGGTTTTTCATGTAGTAGGTAACCAAGTCCAATACTGCTAACTTCAAGTCTTCTGGGATGGTCTCATAACCAGCTGTGTAGCTGATGCGATAGCCGTTGATCAAGTAGGGAAACTCGGCTCTGTTAATGGGCAAGATCTGTTGATTTTGACTGTCCAGTACCCAGTCTGTGAACTCTACCAAGCCCACATAGCTCTGACCATAGTTCTCACTCTTTTCGATGCTGGAGATAGCTATAATAGGCGCTTCGCCTAATAACAAACAAGTACCGCCGTTCAGTACCTCAGTCTTGGCATCATCAACCCAGTCCACAAAAGTGCGACGGCAGATGCTTTTAACAAATTCTGAAACCTTTGGGATAATGGTATTGATTTCTACATCTTGGGTGGTACTGGTGATACCTTCATAAGCTTTGTATTCTTGTAAGGTTATTAAGTTTGCACCCATTACACACTCCTTATAGTTTTTCCAAGAGCTATACATAACACTTGGAAAAACCGGGGACTAAAAAGTCCCCAGTTTTATTAATATCAGGTCGCTCCGTTGACGTAACGTAGGGTGCTTACTGCAGGACCTAGGTTAGTTGTTAACTGAGTTAGACCAGTACGTAGTGAAGCCACTAGTACACGGCTCTGACGCTCTGTTAGTGTGTCTGTGTCAACACGTAGACCACGCTGGTTGCCTACCAAGAAGTTGGCAGGTGCAAAGCAGAAGGCTGCAATGTTAGTGCTCGCGCCGTCGGCTGCTTCAGCGATTGCGGGGAACTCGCCACTTACAACTACTGGTGTGTTGCCAATACTACCAATCTGACCAGTTAACAACGTAGCACGATCACCGATCTTGTCTACAGTCTGGAATGTGGTGTCGTCTAACAGATTGTAGTATGTTTCTGTGTTAACTACATAAACCAACTCTGACGGCTCTAGACCCCAAACTCCCAAGTCCTTGCGAAGGGCTCTCATCTTGGCGATAGTTACAGGGTTTGCACTGTCGATTTGAACAGCACTTGCACTGTCGTACATTGAAATACCCTTGACTGGGTCGCTGCCGCTACCAGCACCGTTGATGAAAGCTGAATCTACAGCACGTGCAACACGGCGTAGCATAGCATCACGAACGATAGGTAGTAACACTAGGATTGAATCCTCTTCTTCTTCAAGAGCCATGTATTCACGTGTGGCAACCTTGAAGGCATTCAGAGTGATTTCTTTTAACACATGAGTGTCTGTGCTACCAGAACTGTTGTTGTTACTATTACCAAAGTCACTGTTGATAACCCATGTAGCCTTGCCAGCTTCTGGGTTTAAGGGCATTCTCATCACATTGGTCTGCATTGCAACGTTGCGAAGCAGTGGAGCCATTACTAGACGACGACGTACTTCGTCTTCCATGGTTGTAGAAACTTCGGTTTCCCACAGAGAAGCAGGAGCAGTGATGATACCAGTTGTATTGCTGCCACCGCCAAGGTGACCACCGGCCTTTTCAACCACCATCTTACCATAACGTGTAGACTCTAGAGACTTGCCAGTTACCTTGCTCAGCAACACAGCCATTTCACGCTCCTTGTAGGAGGTGCTGTCGCCCTTTGACTTGTCGCCAAAAGCCATCTTTGAAGTCTGTAGAGCCTTCAACTCATCGGCCTTTTCCTTTAGAACAGCTTCTAGACCTTCTAGAGCGCTCTTTTGAGCAGCACGCTCAGTCTCAAAACGCTTTTCAACTTCAGCTAACAGCTTTTCTGTGCCGCTCTGACCAACTTGGATCTGAGCTTCTACAGCAGCCTTAACGATGCCATTGATTTCAGCCTGACGGGCTGTTTCTTGTGCTTTGGCATCTGCCAGAGCTTTTTGACGGGCTTCTAGGGCCACGGTAGCTTGTTCGGCAGCTTCACGAGCAGCTTGGGCAAGCATTTGCTTGATTTCTTCTGGATTCATATTCCATTCCTTTTTAATGTCGCGATCTGACTCTGTTACCTTCTCTAGCCCTTTAGCTGATTGGTCTTGAGTTGCAAATTGCTCTTTGTAACGCTTGTAATCGTCAGCACTATCAAATGCTTTACTTAAATCAAAAACAGTGTTTTGATTTGCAGGTACTGAAACGACAGAAATTTCTACCAGTTCCAATTCCTTGATTAAAAACACTTCAGCGGCTGAGTTGTACTCAGCGTCCAACACCCTGAAGCCGATAGAAAAAGCTGTAAGAATTCCGTCTTTGATAAGTTGGAACTGCTTGGCAGCTGTTGAAATTCTTGCTTTTATCCATAACCCCTTGCCATCCGTTTTATGCTCAGTCATACGTCCGATCGGATTGCTGTGATCGTGGTAGGCTAAGATAATAGGATTTTTAAGGTAGTTAGTCATGCCTTTTTCCCAGACTGAACTGGGAACAACATCTCCCTGGCGATCTACGTCTGTGGTACTTGCATACCCTTCAATGTAGATTTGACCAGGATTGTCAGTTGCAGCTTTTATGGAAAAAGCACTATTTAAATGTAGTACTTTATCTTTCATAGGCTCCTTACCTTGGTTCTTGTGGAGGCTTTTTAGGCGCTCCGCCTACGCTGGGATTTGCAGCACTACCAGCAATGTTTGCTGGTACTCTGAGGTCATCATGACCTGGCTTGACGTCATAGCGTAGTTCCTTTCGGGCCTCGTTTGGAGAGATTACTCCACCGTTGACCAGAGAGGCATAGTAAGCAGCCACGTCTTTTAATTCAGGCTGCAATGCTGATACGGTTGCAGTTACTGCTTCTACATCGTATCCAAAAAATCTTTCTACTGCACTAACATACCGATTTACGATAGGTAATACAGTTTCCAAGTAAAACAATCTCAAATTGGGTGCAATATTTGCATTGTTGCCACCGTCTAACAATATCGGTGGAACACCCAAGCTCTTCAATATCTTGGTGTCATGAGTTTTGATGCTGATATCAAAATCCATGTCTTTGAACGTGTCTGCAAATTCACCCCAAGGCTTCAGGCCTGAATCCAGGATCATGGGACGCCGAGCACCGTTTTTGGGTGAGTACTGAGTTCTCCAGTTTTGGATAGTTCGTTCTTTGGCTTGCTGACTCAGAGTATTGTCACTGGTCAAGATGAGCCCCATCACAGCTCCGTTATCAAAGAACTGCTCCTGAAAAGTCTGCATCTTGTAGAG